TTTTATTATATTATATTATGGCAAAAAAACAAAAAGCAGAGGTGGCTGCTGAGGAACCTGTAATGGTTGCTCCACCAAAAAAAGTGGTTAAACCACAGTATAATGATAAATTGTACGAATTAACAATAGGTCAAACACCTATAAGCTATGTTTTAAGAACTAGAGGTTTGCTTTGGTTTGATGAAAGCGTAGGTTATGAAAGAGAAATTAAATATTGTGAAAATCAAAAAACAATATTTAAAGACGAAATGAAAGGTCCAGAAAGATTAAGTCACATTATTTTTAGAGATGGCATGCTTTTCGTACCTAAAGAAAAACAAGTACTGCAAAAATTTTTAGCGTATCATCCAGATAATGGATTAAAATTTAAAGAGAATGATCCTGTACAAGTTGCAGAAGATGATATTGATTATCTGAACATGGAAATCAATGCTTTAAATGTAGCGCAAAAAATTGAAGTAGATCAGGCAGAAGCAATTTTGAGGTCAGAAATGGGAAATAAAGTATCTAGCATGACTTCTAAGGAGCTTAAAAGAGATTTACTACTATTTGCTAGAGCAAATCCACAGCTATTCTTAGAACTAGCTACAGACGAAAACATAAATATTAGAAATATTGGTATAAAAGCCGTAGAAAATGGTATTATCAAGCTTTCTAGCGATAATAGAACATTTATGTGGGGTACAAATGATAGAAAACTTATAACAGTTCCATTTGATGAAAACCCTTATTCAGCTTTAGCAGCATACTTTAAAACTGATGAAGGTATTGAAGTATATCAAACAGTTGAAAAAAAATTAAAGTAAACAATTGTAGGTAAGGGCCTGCGATTGTGGGCTCTTAACCTATAATAAAAATATAATGAGTGTAGACGTAAATACAGTATACCAAAGAGTATTAGCTATTACAAACAAAGAACAACGAGGATATATTACGCCTCAGGAGTTTAACTATCTTGCAAATCAAGCTCAATTAGATATATTCGAGCAGTATTTTTATGATATTAATCAGTTTGGTAGAATACCTGGTAACCATAGCGAATACGCTGATATGCTCGCTATACTAGAAGAAAAAATTAGTTTATTTGAAAAAACAAATCAAACTGTAACAAGCGGAACAGACTTACCCGCTGATTTATATAGATTAGGCTCTATTGTATTTAACGGTGCAGAAGCTGAATCAATGACTCAAAAAGATTATCTATATATAACACAATCACAATTAGCAAAACCAACAAACGATTTTCCTATGTACATTAGAGATACTACTGGCGTAAAGGTGTATGGTTCTAATGCTAGTGGTGCTATTGAACAAAAAACAAGCGGTGTAACTTGTAATTATATAAAAGAACCTACTTCAGTTTCGTGGGCTTCAAATGCAAGTACAGGCTTATATGACGCAGCAAATTCTACACATTTTGAATTACATGAGTCGGAAGAAACAGAACTTGTAATAAAAATATTAGCATTATCTGGTATGATATTAAAAGATAATAGTTTATATGGTATTGCAAGTGGTGAAGATACAAAAAACGTTTCACAAGAAAAATCATAATAAATGGGACTATTAACACAAACAGACTTTCAATATTATAATAATAGCGAAAAGTTTACAGCTACAGCAAGCCAAACAGTTTTTACATTAACATTTGATCCTTTGCCGTCAGCTGAAGCAGACTTTCTTTTATTTATAGATGACGTTGAAGCTGCAGATAGTCTGTATACATATAATTCTTCAAATGGGCAAATAACCTTTTCATCAGGTAGAACGGCCGGTGAGATTATAGAAGTAAAACTAAAAAAATCTAATGCTGGTAATTATAGATATATAGAATTAAAAAATATTGTAAATAACTTTATGATGGCTTATGTTGGTCAAGATAAAGTAATACCTAAAATGAAAAGAGCTGATGTTTTGTTTTATGCAAAACGTGGTATACAAGAATTTAGCTATGAGATATCAAGAGTAGAAAAAATACAAGAGGTTGAGGTGCCGGAATCATTAGGAATAGTAATGCCTAAGGATTATGTAAATTACGTGCAAATATCTAGAATAGATGACATAGGTGTAGAACACCCATTATATCCTGCAAGATTTACCTCTAATCCATCTCAATCTGTATTACAAGATGATAATTATAATTATTTATTTGATAGCGATGACTCCGTGCTAACTGGTTCACCTGAACTTTCAAAAAGATTTAGAGAAGCTAGTGCACAAAATATTACTGGTAATGATCCTGCTGATGATGGTGATTTAAATCATGAAAGAATATCTGCGTTTGGTAAAAGATTTGGTTTAATACCAGAATTAACGCAAAAAAACGGTACGTTTATAATTGATGAAGTAAATGGAGTAATAAACTTTAGCTCTGATTTAGCTGGAATTATAGTAACTATAAAATATATTTCAGATGGTTTAGGTACCGATGATGAAATGAAAGTACATAAATTAGCAGAAGACGCTATATATAAATACATTATACACTCAGTAGCAAGTACTAGATCTAACTACCCTGAATATCTAGTGATGAGATTCAAAAAAGAAAAATTTGCAGCAATGAGAAATGCAAAACTTAGATTATCTAATCTTAAAGTACGAGAGCTTGCACAAGTAATGAGAAACAAATCAAAACAAATAAAACATTAGTATGCCTGAAATTAAAAACGCTTTCATAAAAGGTAAAATGAATAAAGACCTTGATGAAAGATTAATTCCTAATGGTGAATATAGAGACGCATTAAATATAGATGTTGACTATTCTGAAAGTAGTGATGTGGGCGCATTAAAGAATATTTTAGGTAATACACAAAAAGATTCTTTAAGTTTAACTAATGCTCATTGTATTGGACATGTTAAAGATACTGAAAACGATAAGATATATTGGTTTATAACTTCTGCAGGTAAAGATATGATTGCTGAATATGATGTTGCTACAGAAGCTATTGATGGAATTTTAGTTGATACC